AGTCACAAGCGATCCTATGGGTTCGTCGGCTGCGCCAATTGGTTTCTTCCAGCCAAACTCAAATGCACAAGAGCTTATGGCTGTGTATGAGAAGTTTTCTATTTTGGCGGACGAGTATTCAGGCATTCCACGTTACATGACAGGCTCAAGCCCCACGGGTGGCGCGGGCCGCACGGCATCTGGTATGTCCATGTTGATGAGCAATGCAAACAAGTCCATGAAACAGGTTGTTGCCAATATTGACAACAGCGTGATGACTCCGCTGCTGGAGCGCTTGTATTTCTACAACATGAAGTACAGCGAAGACAATGAACTCAAAGGCGACGTGGCCATTGTGGCTCGCGGCTCCAACAGCATCGTGGCCAAAGAGACTGCACAGGTTCGTCGTAACGAATTCTTGCAGGCAACAGCAAATCCGATCGATATGCAGATTATGGGTATCGACGGCCGCGCTACTCTGTTACGCGAAACTGCTCGTCAGTTGGACGTAAACCCCGACGACGTTGTGCCTCCACGTGAGAAATTACGTGTAGCACAGCAGATTCAAGCCATGATGCAAGCTGGTCAGCCACCACAGCAAATGCCCGGACCCGGAGCTCCTGCGGGAAGTCCCGTTCAGAACCAGCAGATGTTGAGTAATGGCGCACCAATTACAGATAATTTTTAAATTCTCTTGACATGGGGTTTACCCCATGATACAAACCACACAGTAAAAGGACTGATCATGAAATCTAAAATGATGAAGCGCTATAAAGAGGGTGGCCCCGTTGACGACATGGAAGTCGCAAACCAGTCGGCCGAGTCGCAAGATATTGCGCGCTCCATGGGTGCTGGCGAAAGAAACAGCGATAGCGACACTCCATTTATGTCTAAGTCTATGAGCGCTGGTGAATCCGCAGCTTCTGAAAAACCTGAGTACAAGTCTTTTAAAGAAGCTTTTAATGCTGAGCGTAAACTGGGCAAAAAAACTTTTGATTACATGGGCAAGAAATACACAACAGATATGGCTGCTCGTAAAGAGGTAGCTAAGCCCGCAGAACCTGCACCTAAGCCTGCACTGCGCGCAGAAACAAATGATGATCGCGCTAAACGCTATGTTGAAAAACGCGCTGCTGCTCGTGCAGAAGCTGCGGCTAACGCCGCACGCGGTCGTAGCGGAGTTAAGATGGCCAACGGCGGTGTTGTTAAACGCGCCACAGCCACTATGCGAGGCAAAGCTTGCTAATTAAGCCTGACGCTCGACAATTTCAAGCGTTGGCTAGGATTTCTAGGTCAGACGATGGAGAGGTTTTCATGAAGTTACTGGAAACCGAACTCGAAAAGCTGACAAATCATTTGCTGGATGTATCCGGCGAAACCACCCCTAGAGTCCAAGGGATGGCGCGAGAGTGTAAAGACATTCTCACGTTGCTTCAGGTATCCCCTGAGCTGGCAGAAAAGACACGGTAAGCCTAAGGGGGAAGCCCCCGGCAAGTCGTTTTGTAAAAACACGCCCAAGTTCTGTGGTGGAACCGGCATAAGGAGTATTTATGGCATTGCCAAAACAGGTACAAGCTCAAGCACACGTTGCGGAAGAGTACGACAAGCAGGTTGCCGCAGCCCAATTAGCTGCTGAACCCAAGCCCGAAGACGAACAACAACAGAGTTCTGAGCCAGAACCAGAGAAGCAAAGTCAGGAACCAGTCTCCGTTGAGACACCGAAAGCTACTGAAGAAGACGCGACATGGAAGCAACGCTATCTGTCACTTCAAGGTCAGTACAACAGCCAAGTGCCAACCCTGCAACAGCAAGTAAGGCAATTGACAGATTCGATGGATCAATTACAGGTAAAACTTAAGGAACAGAAGGCCGAGCCGCAACCTGAACCTGAGCCAAGCCAACTGGTTACAAACAAAGACGTGGAAGCATTTGGTGAGGACTTGGTAGACCTAGCCCGCCGTATTGCCAAAGAAGAATTTGGCAGACGCGAGTCGAAGTACATCAAGCAAATCGAGGCACTGGAAGGCCAGTTGACCAAAGCCGAAGGCCAAGTCGGTGAAGTTGTTCAGTCTCAAGCTAAAACAGCGCAGGATCGATTCTTTGAGAATCTCAATTCTACGTTGCCAAGCTGGGAGGCGATTCAAGCGACAGATGATTGTCAGACATGGTTAGCAACTCGGATTCCGGGTTCTCAAGCTACATGGAACGACGCTCTTCTGAACGCAGCAGGTCGTCAGGACGTCTCCGCCGTCAAGGAAGTGTTTGATACCTTTTTCGAAAGATATCCAGCCCATAACCCTTCAGCTAAAAAGCAACAGCAATCCAATGCACGCCAAGAGCTAAACCGTCAGGTTGCACCGGGGAAGTCGACAGCTTCTACCCCTAGTTCGCAAAACGGCCGAATCTATACAAGCGCTGATTACATCGCTGAAAGCAATAGGATCGTCCGGTTGTCACAACAGGGTAAGCACGAGCAAGCGATGCAACTACAAACAGAGTTAGATGCTGCCCAAACAGAAGGACGTATTCGTCCATAACTGTAAACGGCGGCGTGTTTTGACAAACCGATTTTTTTATTTGGAGCATTAAATGTCTACAATCACCGCAGCCGCCGGCTATGCCGTAACCGCACCCTTTAACACGACCCCTTCGTACTCCGGTACGTTCATCCCCGCAATCTGGTCTAGCAAACTGAACGTTAAGTTCTACGCTAACACCACTTTCGGTGAAGTTTCCAATACATCTTGGGAAGGCGATATCAAGAACATGGGCGATAAAGTTGTCATCAACAACATCCCCTCTATCACCATCAGCACTTACACTGTTGGTTCTAGCTTGAGCTACGAAGCCCCAACTCCTAACACCATTGAGTTGAACATCGACAAAGGCTACTACTTTGGCGTGAACGTTTCTGACGTTCTCGAGTACCAAGCTCAGCCTAACTTGATGGACATGTTCACGACTGACGCAGCCAACCAGATGAAAATTGCCGTTGACCGCGAATCTTTCTTGGGCACATTCAGCTCTGCCGCTGCTGCCAACATTGGCGCAACTGCTGGTGTTTTGAGCGGTTCTTTCAACCTCGGTACTGACGCAGCTCCTTTGGACTACGTTGCTGGCAGCCCCCTGCCTACAATCTTGAACACGATCACTTCCATGTCTTCTGTTCTGGACGAGCAAAACGTTCCTGAGACTGATCGTTTCTTGATCATTACGCCCACTGAGCGTCAGTTGCTCATGCAATCTCCATTGGCTCAAGCCTATGTAACCGGTGATGCCCAGTCTATCTTGCGTAACGGCAAGATCGGCCGTATCGACCGCTTTGACATCTATGTGTCTAACTTGTTGCCAAAAGCAGCTGCTGACCAGAACTACAACGGTGGTACTGATTCCGGCAAAGTTAAGCGCCATGTCATCATCGCTGGTCAGAAGTCTGCATTGACTTTTGCTTCCCAGATCAACAAGGTTGAGTCTATTCCTAACCCCAACGACTTCGGTACTTTGGTCCGCGGTTTGATGATCTACGGTCGCAAGACAGTTAAGCCAGAAGCTTTGACCTACGCTGTGGTCAAGGGCTAAGCAAAAAGCCCTTCGGGGCTTTTTCCCGTTTATATTTTATTTTTGGAGATTCAAAATGGCTAATTCAATGAGCTTTGCAACCGAAGTTGGTGGTTACGAGACCGCTACTGCAGGTACTACACAAACCCAAGCCGGTGCTACAGCACTGACAGGCTTTATCAACTACGTTACCACTGGCACTGCTGCTGATGGCGTTAAATTGCCTGCCGATCGCACTGCTGGCGATATTGTTTACGTTGTTAACAGTTCAGCGAATTCGTTGAACGTCTACCCCAATACTGGCGGTAAGATTAACAACGGCTCTGCCAACGCTGCTAAGGCTTTGGTTGCTAACATGTCCGGCTGCTACATCAGCTTGGGCAGCGAAAACTGGGCTGCGGTCCTCAGCGCCTAATCAGCGCAGCAAGAGGGGCCCCACGGGGCCCCTTCTTGTGTTAGTATTCTTATAACTTCAGCTCTACGAGGTTAGCCAATGGCAACCATCACAGTTGCGTCGATCCTGACAAAGGTTTCAACAATTCTCCAAGACCCGTCTAACATTCGTTGGACTGCGGATGAGTTGATCCTGTGGCTTAATGACGCGCAGCGCGAATTAGTGCTGTATAAACCAAATGCTTACGTGACCACTGCAGCTGTGCAGTGCGTTACCGGTACAAAACAATCCCTGCCGGCTGCTGCAGTGTCTTTGATTGATATCGTGCGTAATATGGGCACTGCCGGAACTACGCCGGGAACTGCTGTTCGCACTGTTTCTCGAGAGATTTTGGATGCGCAAGTGCCCAACTGGCACACTGCTACGGCCAGTGCAACAACAAAGCATTTTGTTTATAGCGTACTGAGCCCAAGAACGTATTACGTTTACCCACCCCAGCCGTCCTCAAGTCAAGGTTACTTGGAGCTGGTCTACGTGGCTCTGCCTACTGACGCAGTTTCCGGCGGCGTGATTACACTAGATGATATTTACGTCACGCCAATTATCAGTTACATTCTGTTCAGAGCCTATAGCAAAGACGCAGAATACGCCAATAATGCTACGCTGGCTGCAACGTATTACCAGCAGTTCCAAGGTTTGGTGCAGGGTAAAGCTACGGCTGAAGCTGCATCTAATCCGAACCAAGCACTGGCCCCATTTAACCCTAACTTACCGGGATCAATGAAGTGAGCAACGTTTCATACGAAGTCTTCTTGCCGAACATTGTTCCGTACGCCCCAAACGTATTGGACGACCAAGCAATTGAGGCTGTGCGCAACGCCTGCATCGACTTCTGCCGAGAGACGTTATTCCTGCAGTGTGACTTAACGCCGATTACTGTGATGGCCGGTGCAAACACGTATTGCATCGACGTGCCTAGATACAACATTCTTGGCCAGCTGATGGGTATCTACTACGAGAGCCGTAGACTCGAGCGCAAGAGCCAGTATGAGCTAGAGAAGATGTTCTCTATGAACTGGCAATCTATGCTGGGAACTCCACAGGCGTACACGCAGTTCAACCCTAACGACATTACGTTGGCGTTATGCCCCGCAGAGACCGTCCAGAACGCGATTACAGGCCGTTTTTCGTACATGCCGCTACGCGACTCTACAGTTGTCGATTCGCAGCTGTATGAGCGCTACTTAGAAGAAATTTCGAGCGGAGCGCTTGCTAGCTTACTAGAAACGCCTAATCAACCGTATACCGACGCTGCAGGCGCTAAAGCATATACATTAAAGTTTCGAATTGCTAAACAAACGGCCCGGGCCTATGTGACCGGCGGTATGAACCATGCGCCTATGCGCATACGTTACAGTAGGATTTGGTAATGAGCTGCGATCTGATCTATCTTGTTCAAGGTGACGTAAACCGCCCGCAGGTTCAAGCGACGATTACCGATGAAAATACAGGCGCTGTGGTCGATATCACGGGAGCCACTGTAGTTATGAAGTTCCGCATGGTTGGTGCTACTACGCTGCAAGACACAATTGCGGGCACGGTCACAAACGGAGCTGGCGGGGTATGCGTTTTCCCAATGACTGCACTGTCTCTATCGGGCGACCCCGGTAACTACGAAGGCGAAATTCAAGTAACGTTTGCTGCCGGCGCTGGCGTGCAGACTGTCTACGACCCGCTAAAATTCAGGATGCGTGAGGACTTCTAATGAAGGCCGTTGTCAGCTACATCAAGCTGCACGCTGAGTCTGCGTATGTAAAACTACAAGCGCTGGCAACTTACCAGCATCTGTCCGTAGAGGTTCAGTACGTTCTTCTACAGGCAACGGCCATAACCGGTAAGTTCATTGACTTCCTAGAGTTTGCTGATTCGGTTACTGAAGTTGACGCGGCAACGCTTGCGTTTACCAAGCAGCTGACCGATGTTGTTGATTTGGCCGAACAGATTAGTCTTAGCACTAGTAAATCATTTGCTGATACGCAGACGCTTAGTGAAGTTATTTTCATTGCGACGACGTTTAATCGATCATTTGAGGATACGACCAGCGTTGACGATGCTGCCACCCGTGACGTTGGTAAACTACTAGAAGACAGTTTGGCAGCAGCTGACGCAGCTACGCTGGCGGTTACAAAACTGCTAGAAGACACGATTGCCCTTGCCGATTCAGTTGTCGGGATTAACTTTACTGACACAGAAGACGACGCGCTGGCCATTGACGACCTCGGAATTGACGATGATCCCGAGTGGAATTTGGGTAAAAATTTATCTGACACAGCCTCGACAACTGACGCCGGCTTGTTGATAATGCAGGATTACTGTGATATCACTTACTTTTTAGAAGACTACGTGGGTGAAGCCCGCACATTTTGAGGAAAAACCATGAACTTAAATGAACTTTTCAAACTGACCGGCAAGGTTCACGTCACTTTGACAAACGAACACGGCGAAGTCATTGAGCAACGTGCTACCAATCTGGTTGTCACGACCGGTAAAAACTTTACGGCTTCTCGTATGGTCGGCACAGCTTCAGACATCATGAGTCACATGGCCGTGGGTTCGGATAACACTGCGGCTGCAGTAGGTAACACTGCTTTGGGCGCTGAACTTGGCCGCGTGTCTTTGACTGCTGGAACTGCTTCAGGAAACGTTGTAACTTACACAGCAACCTTCGGCGCGGGCGTCGGCACGGGCGGCATTCAAGAAGCCGGTATTTTTAACGCTTCATCAGGCGGAACAATGCTCTGCCGAGTTGTATTTGCCGTTGTCAATAAAGGCGCAAACGATACAATGGCCATTACTTGGACAGTCACAGTCGGATAAATTTACATGACGTGCTGAGCGTTAGGAGTTTGGAATATGAGTACGATTGTTACCCGTGCAGGTAAGGGCTCCCCTCTTACCAACAATGAGGTTGATGCCAACTTCGTTAATCTGAATACCGACAAGATTCAGGTTACGGGTACGCCGGTTAACGGCTACACAATTCTGTGGAATTCGTCAACGTCTACGTGGGTCCCCGGTGTTTCAGGGTCAGGCGATGTTAGCGGGCCCGCGTCTTCGACGGACAATGCCCTTGCAAGATTTGACGGCACAACCGGTAAGCTAATTCAGAACTCAACAGCTACGTTGTCTGATACCGGCGCACTGGCTACGGCTAATGCTACGGCTGATTACTACGCTTGGAATACAGGTGCGGGTGTTACGCCCGCAGTGGGTCAGCGCGCTTGGGATGCCGATCAAGGTACAACGGCTTTAGGCTTACTAGGCGGGAATGTAGTTAGCCGAGACGGGCAGTCTTTAGCTGCTTATGTCACTAATGCCGAAGCGGTCACAATTACCAAGGGGCAGGCAGTTTATCTGTTTTCGGCGGTCGGCGACCGTGCTTCGGTAAAGTTGGCGTACAACACAGGCGACGCAACATCCGCTAAGACTTTGGGTATCGTTGCCGAAGACATTGCTGCGGGGCAAACTGGCTTTATCATGTGCCAAGGCGTGGCGTACAAGATGAATACGTCCGCTTATACCTCTGGGGATTCTTTGTACCTCGGTGCAACCGCAGGTTCTTTGACAACGACTAAGCCTTACGCACCAAACCATCTGGTGTATATCGGCACGGTTGAGAAAGCCAACGCAGGCAACGGCCAGATTTATGTACGTATCCAAAACGGCTACGAGTTAGATGAGTTGCACAATGTTTCAGCCCAATCACCAACAACGGGTCAGACAATTGTTTGGAACGGCTCCACCAGCTTGTGGGAAAAGAACACAGTATCTTTAACTGCGGGTGTCAATGGAACACTCCCCATAGCAAATGGCGGTACAGGTCAGACTACGGCTAATACAGCCCTCAATGCCTTGATTCCAAATCAGGCTACAAATTCCGGTAAGTTCCTGACAACAGATGGAACCAATACATCTTGGGCGACAACTGCAACAGCAGTAACACTGTCTAATGACACGTCTACTGCGACTAATCTGTACCCTTTGTTTGCTGCGGCTACAAGTGGAACGGCAAGCACGATCTACACGGGTGATGCAAAGCTACTGTACAAACCTTCAACAGGTGAGTTGGCATCTTCTGTAGTCAACGCATCAAATGGTATTGTGGTTAACAGTCAAACTGTTGCTGTGAGTTACACAATTGCCGCCGGTACTTCGGGTATGTCATCAGGGCCAATCACTGTGGCATCAGGACAATCGGTAACTGTAAGTTCAGGATCAAGGTGGGTAGTCCTATGAGTTCAATTGTCATTGCTGGCGATACCAGCGGTTCAGTCACACTACAAGCCCCTGCGGTATCGGGTTCTACTGTTTTAAACCTACCCGCTACAAGCGGAACAATCCAAGCATCAGGTGCGGGTTACACAACCAATGGTGTGGCTTATGCAACAAGTGCTACGGGATTGGTTACTGGTTCTGCGCTTACTTTTGATGGGACAAACTTTTTATTGGCTTCTGGTGGCTTGCTTGACATTGATGGCACTAATGCGGCTGTGGCTATGCGTATTCGGCAAACCACAGTAGGCGCAGGAACTGAGTTCAGCACAACCATTACAGAAAACACAGGCGTTACATTTGACTCCTCAGATAGCGCAGGGGCAACTGCACGAAGTTTTATTTGGACTGCGGCAGGCACAGAACAAATGCGCCTCAACTCAACAGGGTTGGGTATTGGTACAAGTTCGCCTAGTGCAAAACTTCATGTTAATGGTGGCAGAACTTTAGCAATTACGGGAAATGAAAATTACTCTCTTGGGGTTGGTAGAGAGGCAAGCACAAACGCTTATTATTTAGGTGTTCATTCCACAAGCAGTCCTAATTTGTTGTTCAGCAATAACGCGGGTACGACAAACATGACGCTTGATTACTCAGGCAATCTAGGCTTGGGAGTTACTCCTGCCGCTTCAGTAACAATTAAAGGCTTGCAAGCAGGCAATGCAATGTTTGCGGGAGTCAATGGTGGCAGTTACGCTACCGCCAATGCTTATTTTGATGGTAGTGTTTGGAAATACATAACATCAAACTTTGCAACTTTGTATCAGCAAAGTAGTAGCGGTGGAACTGGTAAACACGTTTGGTCAACAGCCGCATCAGGCACAGCAGGAAACACTATAACTTTTACTGAGGCGATGACTCTGGATGCAAGTGGGAATTTGGGTGTGGGAGGTACTGCAAGTGCCGTTGGTGCTTATCGTGTTTTAGATTTAAACCACACAACTGGTGGTTATCTTTCTTTATCTGCGGGTGGAACTCGTGTAGGTGCTTTGTATGGGGCATCCACAGTTGTTGGTTTGGAAGCAATTGGCGCAAGTTCGCCCATTCAGTTTGTTGCCAACAGCGCAGAACGAGCCAGAATAACGTCAGGTGGCGACTTGTGTGTTGGCGCAACATCATCAACAAGTTCAAGATTGTTAGTAAAAGGTGCAAATACAGCTTCATCCGAGTTTGCTTTAAGGTTGCATGATTCTGCTGATACTGTCTTGTTTTATGTACGCAACGATGGATATACACAAACTGGTGGGGGTGCAAACTCACCATACAATTTAACAACTGCATCAGCGGCAAATCTTTGGGTTGGTTCAAATGGCGAATTACGCAGGTCAACTTCATCATTAAAGTACAAAACTGATGTTCAAGACGCAACGCATGGTCTTGCTAAAGTGATGGCTTTGCGCCCTGTTACTTACAAAGGTAATAATGATGGTGAAACAATATTTGGCGGCTTGATTGCTGAAGAAGTACACGAAGCAGGGTTAACTGAGTTTGTTCAGTATGCAGAAGATGGAAGCCCAGACGCTTTGGCATACGGCAATATGGTTTCGCTTGCATTTAAAGCAATTCAAGAACAACAAGCCCTAATAACAACATTGACAGAACGCATTACAGCGTTAGAAGGAGTTTAATCATGGCTGTTACGATTAACGCATCCACTAGCGCAGGACTAATTTCTACTGCTGACACATCGGGCATCTTGCAACTGCAAACTGCTAACACGACTGCTTTAACTGTTGATGCTTCTCAGAATGTTGGTATTGGTACTGCATCGCCTAGTGAAAAACTGTCAGTATCAGGCAACTCATCTGTAAATATTTACAAATTACGCTCAAATACTTCTGCACCAGCATCAACAGATGCATTTATTTATCGCCCCGCAGATAACACATTAGGTTTTGGAACTGCCAGTTCAGAAAAGATGCGCCTAGACTCATCAGGCAATCTAGGCTTGGGAGTTACTCCGAGTGCTTGGTGGTCTGGTGCTAAAGTGATGCAACTAGGAAGTGGCGGTTATGTTCAAGGGCGTGCAAGTACTGCTACTACTGTAGAGATTGGTGCTAATCAATTTATAAATTCATCAGTTCAAAGAGCTTACATTACTACTGGTGCAGCAAGTTATTATGAACAATCTAATGGTTCACACTTATGGTACACAGCCGCATCAGGCACAGCAGGGAACGCTATCACCTTTACTCAGGCGATGACTCTGACAGCGGCAGGAAATCTTGCAGTTGGCACTACAAGTACTACGGCAAGGATGAACATTGCTGTAGCGTATTCAAGTGACACAGCAACATCACTTGGAGATGTTTCAAAATCTCATCTTCACCTTGGATATCCAGGCTACAACAATCAATACTGTCAAATTACTTTTGGCTACGATGCAGTAAATGCAGCAGCGGCAATTGGTTATGTTGGAACAAGTGCTTCTGGAAGCACAAATGGTGTTTTAGTTTTTGCTACCCGTGATGTGACTACTAGCACTTTGCCCACAGAACGAGCCAGAATAACTACTGGCGGTTCTCTTTTTGTGGGGACTACATCTGGTTCAGGAAAGTTTGTATGTGCAAATACAAATAACACATCTGGTGACTTTAATATAGTTGGAACATTAGGTGCTAATTGCAACAACACAAGTTCGTATCATTTACTTGTTGCAACAGGTGGGTCAGACAAACTTTATATTTATGGCAATGGTAATGTTGTCAATACAAACAATAGCTATGGTTCTTTGTCTGATTCAAAACTAAAAGAAAACATTGTTGACGCATCACCAAAACTTGCTGACCTTATGCAAGTGCAAGTGCGTAACTACAATTTGATTGGCGAAACAACAAAACAACTTGGTGTTGTTGCACAAGAATTAGAAACTGTATTCCCTGCAATGGTTGATGTATCACCTGATAGAGATGGTGATGGCAATGACCTTGGCACAACAACAAAGTCTGTGAAATATAGCGTTTTTGTTCCAATGCTCATCAAGGCTTTGCAAGAACTCAAAGCAGAATTTGATGCCTACAAAGCATCACACCCTTAATCTTTAAAGGACTAACATGACTACCACTTGGACAATCTCACAACTTGACCGCAAAACAGCAGATGGTTTTGTAACAACCGCACATTGGCAAGCCACAGCAGTAGATGGTGAACACACAGCATCCATCTATTCAACTTGCTCATGGGCAGATGGCACAGTCAACATTCCTTATGCAGACCTGACACAAGAAACAGTTTTGGGTTGGGTGTGGGCTAATGGTGTTGACAAGACTGCTACTGAAGCAACTTTGATAGCTTATATTGAAGCTAAAAAGAATCCCGTAATGGCTTCTGGCACACCTTGGTAAGGAAACACTATGCCCATCGTTCTTGACGGCACAGCGGGTATCACAACCCCTGATTTAACCGATACATCACTAACTTCAGGTCGGGTTGTCTATGCGGGTGCTAGTGGCAACCTGACGGGTTCTGCTAACCTTTTGTACTCTGGCACTGACCTGACTGTTTATGGTCTAACAGTAGGCCGTGGTGCAGGTGCTGTGGCTACCAATACTGCGGTGGGTGTTAATGCTTTGGCGGCTAATACGACTGGTATTCGCAACACGGCTGTTGGCGAAGGTGCTCTTGATGTAAACGACACAGGCATCCAAAACACCGCTGTTGGTCGCAACTCACTTGGCGCAAATACAAGTGGTCAAGACAATTGCGGATTTGGTCTTAACAGTCTTGTTGCAAACACTACTGGCTCAAGCAACACAGCAGTTGGTCAAAATGCTTTGGCGGCCAACATCACAGCATCAGGCAACACTGCTGTAGGTTATCAAGCAGGATTTTTTGTAACTGGCGCAAGTAATTCCGTATTGGGATACCAAGCAGGTTACGCAATTACTACTGGAACTTTCAACACCGCCATTGGTCGTGAATCAATGGGATACAACAATGTTAGCGGAGATAATAGCACCGCTGTTGGTGCTAATGCGTTGAATAGATTAACTACTGGCCCTAATAACACGGCTGTTGGTTATAGCGGGTTGTATTCAAACACCACAGGCTCTTCAAATGTGGCAATAGGAGTTAGCGCACTTTCATCCAACACCACAGCATCTAACAATACTGCTGTTGGTTATCAGGCAGGGAATTTAATAACAACTGGCGCAGACAATACATGTATTGGATTAAATGCTGGCGATGTAATTACAACAGGCAATAGAAATGTTGTGCTTGGAAGAAGTGCTGACACAAGTGCGGCTGGAGGTATTGACCAGATTGTTATTGGTTATGCAGCAGTTGGAAAAGGTAATGACACGTTTTTCAATAATGCTAGTAATTCATACAATGGTGGAAATACAACCACTTGGGCAACAACATCTGACCAACGACTCAAGAAAAACATTGTTGACAACACAATTGGCTTAGAAAAAATCACAGCTTTGCGTGTTCGTAATTTTGAGTATCGTATTGAAAACGAAATTACTGAATTGCCAACTAATACTGCAATTCAAAAAACTGGTGTTCAACTTGGCGTGATTGCCCAAGAAATCCAACAAGTTTTGCCTGACTGTGTGACTGAAGAATCTACAGGCGTTTTGTCTGTTCAAACCGATAACTTGATTTGGTACTTGGTTAACTCTATCAAACAACTCAAAGCCGAAATTGACCAACTAAAAGGAAACTGAAATGATTACTGAAACACAAACACCAGAACAAATTGCCAAGCACTACTCTGCCGCAATGGACTCAGTTAACCTGATTAACGCAGGAAAGCCAGATAACATAACTGATGCTGATTGGGCAGACTGCTTGTCACGCAATAAAGAGCATTTGGTCATTATGTTGGCTAAAGACTACTGGACAACAGAAGACCTTGCCCCCCTGCAACAAGCATCTATTTAAGGAAAAGCAATGGAAATCGTATTAAAACTGACTGTAGAAGAAGTAAACTCTGTACTGCAAGTTTTGGGTGAATTACCATCTAAAACAGGGGCTTGGCCACTGATTGTTAAAATCAAGAATCAAGCTCAAGAGCAACTTCCCAAAGAAGCCCCAGCGGAGTAATCATGGATGCAGATGTTGACAAAAGGCTAGCCGTGCACGAAGCTGTTTGCGCTGAACGATACAGGTCTATTGAGGGCAAACTCGATAGCGGTAAAGACCGTATGCGGAACATCGAGTACATGCTCTACGCTGTAATGCTAGCCGTTTTGTTTGGCCCCGGTGTGGCTGCGGAATTTGTCAAGAAAGTGTTAGGGCTGTAAAATGATTGACTGGGCCGAAGCCATTGTTGCGGCGGTCGGTATCACCTGTTTTGTAATCTGGGGCACGTACATCGTTGTATGGTGCTATCCATAATTTTGCTGGCTGTATCTATCGAATACAGATGTGTCAAGTGGGTTTGGGTTGGCGACGTATACAACCGAAGAGTCTACTGTATTGAATGGAAAAAGGTAGAACGGAAATGATTGACCAAGAGACAGTCAAAAAGTTGTTTCACTATGATGCTGAAAGCGGGATGCTACTTTGGCGTTTTGGTAATCGGCGTAATGTTAAACCTTGGCAAGAAGTTAAAGCCAAAAATGGTCACGGTTATTACACTGCCAAAATACATGGGAAGTCTTATTTGGCCCATCGACTTGCGTGGCTTTATGTGCATGGAAGTTTTCCAAACAAATACATAGACCATAAAAACAGAATTAGAAATGACAACAGACTTTGTAATTTGCGTGATGTAAATACTACAGATAACGCACAAAACATTTCACTGCCTAGCCATAACAAGAGCGGTCACATTGGCGTGTCATGGTTTGAACTGCAAAAAGCATGGACAGTTTATGTAAAAGTAAACAAAAAAAATAAGTGGCTTGGTTGTTATAAAAATTTAGATGATGCAATAGCAGCCAGAAAAGCTGGAGAAGCTGAGTATTACAACTTGCCAAAGGTTGCATGATGGTGGATCCGCTAACAGCCCTAGCCGGCATACAGTCAGCCATCTCGATGGTCAAGAAGGCCGCAGGGGTGGCCAATGATTTAGGCTCGCTTGCCCCGATGATTGGCAAGATGTTCGATGCCAAGAGTGTAGCTACCAAAGCTATGCTTCAAGCCAAGCAGTCCGGCAAAGGCTCAAACATGGGTACGGCTCTCCAGATTGAGATGGCCCTAGAACAAGCCCGCGCATTTGAAGAAGAGTTAAAGATGCTCTTTATGCAGACAGGCAAGATTGATGTTTGGAACAAGATTAAAGCCCGCCAAGCTGAGATGGACTTGGCAGATGCCAAAGAATTAAGTGCATTAAAGAAGGCAGAAAAAGAAGCCAAGGCCAAAGAAGACGAAATGAACGAGCTGGCCATGATTATTGGCGGTTGTGCGTTTGTTCTGTTCTTGGTGTTCGTTGGTGTAAATGAGTTAATGGAATTCTGTGCAACTACTCGTAGATGTGGCAGATGAATGAGTACCAGAAGACTTTTGACTTATGCTTAAAAATCTTCGTTTACGGGGTAGTGGCGCTGTATTTCTTGGGTTTTCTAAAGTTCTTGCCTGACGATCTGTCAGACAGAATTGTTAATCTCCTACTTGGAAAGGTTGGCTTGGGCAAATGAGAATTACCACTTACCAACAGAACGCAAAAATGTTGTCAGAGGCTCACCGAGTGATCCATCAACAGAATATGCAGCGTTTGGCTGAACTAAGTCGACAGGCTGACCAACAACAGAAGTGCCAAGAGATCAAGACCCAATGGGTTAAGGCCTCTCAAGTGGATGTAATGGCATGAGATACCTAGTATTACTACTTTTGTTAACAGGCTGTGAAGACAGGTACAGGTATTTTTGCCAGAACCCTGATAACTTCCACGCGGAACAGTGCCAGAAACCAAAGTGTCTGTTTACCCAACAATGCCCTGAATACTTGGTAGCCCCTATCTTGGAGAAGAAAATCAATGACATCCAACCAGAAACCAAACCTAACAACTGAAGAATTTGAAGTCCGAGTTTGGGGCTTTGTAGTCATCGTTGTGACTTGCATTTTGTGTTTCATTGTGATCGCTTTGCTTTACTCTGTGACGTTCGTCACGCAGCCCATTAAGAGCATGGCTCCAATCGATCAGGCTTATACCAAGATGCTGAACGACATTGTTCTTCTGATCGTGGGCGGTATCGGGGGCGTAATGACTAAACGGGCGGCAGGTGCGGCTTCTAAGCTATTTAATCCTCAACCTCCGATGCAACATGGCTGCCCACCAATGATGAGTGGTGGCTATGGTATGCCTAATAGTAATTACGCCCCTCCGCAATCTGCGTATGGCTTACCCTCACAACCGTTTGGTGCAATGCCTGTCTGGACGAACCCCGAACTGGATGAGTCGTGGACGCCCGG